ATGGGAGTTTGTTGAACCTTGATAGGCAGCATTCCAGCTGTCTTTTACCTTTTGTGGGTCCTTGATTGTTCCTGGATGCTCCAGCACACCACCGGGTGCCGCTCCATTAGCGAAGAACTTCGCTCCATATTCTTCCGTAGCCATCGCAAGTCCAATAGCATTTTTGGCCATAGCAATCGGTGAATATCCCACCAATCCATCAAAACCCAAGCCGGGGATATGAAGCACATCGGATGGGTCGAGATAGACCAGGCTGTCTTTTCCAAGAGTGGGTGCGTCATCTACACTTCGCTGATACAAATAAAAAAGCCGTCCGCTTTTGTCACGGTCGACTGTCATTTTGTTTGGCATAAGCGGATAGAGAGCAATAACCTCACCACGGGCATTTCGGATAATCTGTGCATAAGCATTGCCCCATAATAAAAGATGACTCATCAGCGTTTCTCGGAACGTGAAGGAAGTCATCTCTGGATTTGGCTCATCGTGGAGCAATCTATATAACGGATGTTGTAAATGTTTCTCTTTGCCACCACTATCGTTGTATTTATAAACATGAAGCGGTAGTCCGGCTAATGTTTCAGCCAGTATTCTCACGCATGAGTAGACCGCCGTCATCTGCATTGCCGTATTTTCATTGACAGGTTTTCCAGCAGTAGTTCCTCCGAAAAAGAAACTATACCGACTACCGCTCAGACTATCCTTAGGCTTATCACGAGCCTTAAATATTCCTTGTAATATTCCCATTGACATCACTCTCCTTAAAAATGGGCATGAAAAAAGCACCTATTCAGCAATAGATGCTCTTATGTGTCTTATTAATTAAGATTAGGCAGCTTTAGTTCTCCCGTCTTAATTTTTGCTACTGTTTCTTTTGCTTTAGCACCTGCTTCCGGTAGAACTCTTGGGTCCGATCCGTCTATTTGCTCCATAGCGTATACTACTTTTTCTGATTTTATAATTCGGATAGCTGAATTCACCCTTGTTCTTGTGCCACCTGTGTCTTTATCGTAATACCCGTGTTGGTTTGAATGGTATTCATCTATTAACTTGCTTTTTAGTATCTTATCATCAAGTTCTTTAATCCTTGTTAACAAATCAGCCATGTTTAATCCTAAAAAGGACTGACCCGCAGATTTTATATCATCATTAATTTTTTCAATGCTCCTATGTTCTTTTTCCATCTTTTACACCTCCACCTTTCCTTAATTATAGCATGGAAAAGTGCAGCCGGCGTATGATTTTAAAGAATCAAAGGATGGCTGCAAATCAAAATATTAATAAACCCCTTTCATCATAAACAGAAGAACCCGTCCCTCCGCCACAACGAATTGCACGGTCAAGTGCCATAATAGTTGCTACGGCACCGTCAATTTTCTCAGTTGATTTTTCCTTGTCTGCCTTGATATTACCAGCAGGATCAGTTCTTATATAGATGTTATCCATCATCCAACGAAGAATTGGATGCCCACCGTGGGCAATCTTTTGTTCCAAGGTTAGTTTCATCAGTTCTTTGGTCGGCGGAGACATATCTTTAAAACCTTGACCGAACGGAACTACAGTGAAACCAAGGTTTTCAAGATTCTGTGTCATTTGCACAGCACCCCATCGGTCGAAGGCAATTTCTCTAATGTTATATTTTGTACCAAGCTCCTCAATAAAAGTTTCAATGAAACCGTAATGCACCACATTGCCTTCCGTGGTTTTAAGAAACCCTTGCTTTTTCCATACATCGTAATTTACATGGTCACGCCGAACACGTAAATCAATGTTATCCTCCGGTATCCAGAAGAACGGCATAACAGTGTATTTATCGTCCTCATCCAATGGCGGAAAGACCAGCACGAAAGCCGTAATATCTGTACTGCTCGATAGGTCAAGACCTCCGTAGCAAACTCGCCCATGCAGTGATTCCGGGTTAACGGCAAATGCACAGGCATCCCATTTTTCCATAGGCATCCACCGCACTGCCTGTTTGACCCATTGATTGAGCCTAAGTTGCCTAAAACTGTTCTCTTCAGCAGGATTCTGTCTTGCTGATTCAAAGGCAGCTTTAACTTTATCCATGCTGACCGTGATTCCCAGCGATGGGTTTGCTTTCTTCCACACCTTTGGATCAGTCCAGTCATCCTCTATAGCAGCACCGTATATTACAGGGTAGAAAGTAGGATCATTTTTTCTTCCATCTATGATATCCAAAGCCTTCTGATGTACTTCCCAGCAGATACTATTCTGATTGTCTCCAGCAGTGGTTATAAGGAAATACAGTGGCTGCATCCTTGCATCACCACTGCCTTTGGTCATAACATCGAAGAGCTTTCTGTTCGGTTGGGTGTGAAGTTCGTCAAACACCACACCGTGGGTATTGAAACCATGCTTGTTACTGACATCGGCTGACAGCACTTGATAAATACTGCCCGTCGGTTGATAGATGAGTCGCTTTGTAGAGTCAAGAATCTTCACTCGTTTTGCTAAAGCCGGACACATCCGCACCATATCCGCCGCAACATTAAAAACGATAGATGCCTGGTTTCGGTCTGCAGCACAACCATAAACCTCGGCACGTTCCTCGTTATCTCCACAGGTGAGCAACAGGGCAACAGCCGCCGCAAGCTCACTTTTTCCCATCTTTTTCGGTATTTCCACATAAGCAGTATTGAACTGTCGATAACCGTTAGGCTTTAAAATTCCAAATACATCACGGATGATTCGCTCTTGCCAGTCGATTAGTTCAAATGGCTTACCCGCCCATGTCCCTTTGGTATGAGAAAGTGCCTCGATAAAGGCTACGGCATAATCAGCGGTGGACTTATCGTAGACAGAATCTGCCGCTTTAAATATTGTAGGTGTGTATTTCTTAAGTTTTCGTATATCCGCCGCCTCCTTTTGCACATAAAAATAGACCTGCATCACGCAAGCCTTCAAATCTATCTGTACGAGAAACAGAGCCATTTTGGCACTGTTCCCTTGTTAATGTTTAGTTAATTAATTCTCCTCACCGGTCAGAATGAACCGGGAATAGGCACTTGTGTTATCCGAAAGGTAAGCAAGTAGCTCATTAAACCCTTCTCGCAGAGCAATTCCCTGCACCTTCCGCACATCAAACATATTTGTTTCGCCCGTGTCTCGAATGGCGAGTATCTGTTCCTTTATCTTCTTATCCATTTTCGACCTCCTTTGAATCCTCTACTGCCTGTTTTAGAATGCCGATATCAAAATCTGCGCTCTTGTAACCCTCTAAGATGACGCTGTAATAATAGCAGCTCGGAGTGCCAAGTGGTCTGCCATCGTTCATGATGTACACCATAGTTTCTACGTTTCTTTTTCCAAGTTTCACTTTGACTATTTCTTTTCGGTATAGGAACGGGAAACCCTCGTAGCGGTCAAGTGCCGCTTCATCAGTGGGGGTAATCTCCCACAGTAGGCATGGCACTGTCTTGCCCTTTAAAGGCTCCACGGTTGCCACAGAGCCGCCGTGTCCGCCTCGAAACAATAACTGGTAGTCCTTTAAAACAACCGGCCCAACCGGCTTAGCTGTGGGGCAACGGTGTGCCATTTGCTCAAGATTAAGATTTGAGCCATAGGCGAGATAGAATGTTTTATTCATTGTCTTTGTCCTCCTTATTTTTGAAAGGCAACCGCTCAGGCTGCCCGAAATCGCCAAGCTGCCGAGCCGTCCAAGTGGGTGGTTAAATGTTCACGGCAGTTTGCGAATTCCTCGCCGATAAAACCGATGCGGTTGAGGTAGGTTCGCATTGCAAACTTTTCATTCTCGGCCTGCGGTTTCTTTGCAGAGGCACACTTTTGTGTCAGTGCTTGGTTGTTCAGTGCAAGGGCGAGAACAATGTAGCTTCTAATCTTGCCTGCATGAAGTTCGCTGTTAAATCCTCTGAGTTCGACCGTGTGGTTTCCGTTGAAAAAGCTGTGCAGGTTAAGAAAATGGTATCGGCTTGAATGGTAATGTCGATTGGTACTTTCGCTATAACCCTCATACCAAAGGCTCTCAATCTGTGCCAGCGTTTTTGGTTTCTTGCGGTTGATTTTTTCCACCAGAATCTCATCCATCTTTTTGCAATATCCTATTCGTGAAGGTTCAATCTGCAATGCCTTGTAGAAAAGGTCGTTCTTGCTTGCGATGATGTTTACAAAGTTTCGTATACTCCTTGCTGTGTGGTCTGCTCCGTCCAAGTGGATGTGTATTCCGCAGGAGTTGTTGGTGAAAGCTCCTGCCTTGCGTAGCCTGCGTACCAATTCCTGCAGTGTTTCAATGTCTCCCTGGTAGGTTAGGATGGGGCTTACCAGCTCTACGCTGTATTCTCTTGTTGCTGCAACTTTCTGCCGTCCTTGTTTCTTCTGGCAAGAAATGCTTCCGTCGCTCATAATCTTCCAAACCCGCCCGTCAGCAGTAGTAATCTTCTTGGTATCGTAATAGTCGCCTGTGTCAGTGACCGTTCCGTTTAGGTATTCGGCAGCAACCTTGGCGGCTTCGTTTCTTGTTATTCCTGTGAACTCAATTTCAATTCCAAAATTCTTGTTTAACATTGATTCTTGCTCCTTTTAAAGTGTATTTGTCCCTTTCGGTATGTACATATATCACTCTAAAAGAGGTAAATAGCAAGACAATAATTCGATAAAAACAATCATTTTTTACACAATCTTACTCCGCTTTTTCAAGTGAAAAGTGTGCATATTATTTTTCGATTCTCCTGCAAAAATCCTCTCCGTAAACCACATTTAAGGAAGACCCATTCTCCCAGCGAACCATGATACTGCCTGTGTCATCTACTCCGATGACAATGCCTTTTGTTCCGATGGGAGGTGCTTGGATATCGTCCATGCGAACAAGTTCTACCCGGCACCCCGCCGGATATTGCTTGCGGATGCGTTCCACAATTTCTATTGAAGGAAAGTTATTCATCAGCTACTACCTCCTTATCTTTAGTCGGAGCACCATTTTTAAAGGCGCTGTTGCCGGATAAGTTTTTCAGCAGGATTTTACGCTCTGCTTTGTATTCGGAGCCTACGAACCCGAGACGAATGAGGAAACAGCGAAAAGCATACTTTTCATTTTCTGCATGCTTTTCGGTAGCATTGACTCTCTGTTGAGTTTTTGCCGTCTCACATAGTGCAGTTACAAAATGGGTATAGGCTTTGACCTCATCTGAAGTATGCTCTCCTTGAAACCAAGGAAAATAAATAGTTTCTTCGGTTGTCATTATATTGATGCAATCTGTGCCAAGAGCTTTTTTAATTAGAGACGATTTGCTTTTTACCAACCGCTTGAGGTTTTCAAAAGCCACATCGTTAAAATCCGTCTTTGGCAGTTCGATGGTCAATCGGTTAGCTTCAACCTCGTCACTTTGCTCAGGTTCTGCATTTACTGATGGCTCTTCGTAATCGCAGTAAGGGCTGCTCCCACCGCCAAGAGCCGATTCGTTAGGAATTTGAACATCCTCCGGGGCAGGCTCAACTTTGGGAATTGGAGTGTCATATTCTTCTGTAATTGCTTTGAAGTCATGCAGTCCCTTAAGGTCTGCAACCAAGCCGTAATTGTCCTCACCCTCGAGCATTCCATTCTTATCGATGTGGTAGCCTCCTACTTCGTAAGCAAAGGTAGGTGCACCGAGGTAAATTGTCGGAGCATTTAGTTCCAGGCTGATTGCTCCTACCAGAGATTTTCGCTTTGGACCGGTAACATTATAATTGATCTTCATTTTTCCTACCGCCTTTCATTTTTCGGTACTACATATATCACTCTGAACGCTGTAAATAGCAAGTCATTTCGAGCACTTTATGTAGAAAATACTGTTCTATTAATCAGCGGTATTTTGCATAGAAAACACAATGCCCGACAAAACAAAATATACACATGGAAGTGCCACTCCGTTGCCCCACATCTTATATTCCGCAGAATCAGAATGTGGGTCTTTAAGCCACTTAGATATCTGCTTTAAAGTCTTAGCTTTTGATGAACTTCCCGTAACCTTGCGATGAGTTTCGAATATTTCATACCAAGTACGTAAATCATCCATTGTTGGATTTTCTGTTGTAAGATTACTGCACCACCAATCTGGAAAACCTTGAAGTCTTGCACATTCGGTAGGAGTTAATCTTCTGACCGTGTACAAGGTCCCGTCTGTATCATTTATAAGCGGAGGATCTTTATAATCCCTTGCGGCAAGTGTCGGTGCTTTGTCCTCATTCACTTGCATGAATCCACCCGTTGTCATTGCATAAACTGCGTGTCTATCCGTGGTATTAAGTGTGAAAGATACCTCTTTATTAACACCATCACCCTGTGGACCATTCTTATCTTTTCTGCCTATCATAGAGCCTTGCAGGGCATAACTTTCTACAACAGCAATGCCTCCTTGATTGCAGGAAGGGTTTCCTCCATTTCCATCGATTGTGCGTGAAGTATCTGCCTCATATACACCGCTATGAGGATTGGAAGATTTCATAGCATTGCTTTCTTTAGAACAGATACCGTAGGCTTTCGGAACAAATAACGTCTGGTCATTGTTGCAGGATAGCGTTGCCGATTTATTATTCTGGATAAGAGCACCTTTACCGCCACCCTCACAGCCAGTTCGGATTTTGAGAGTCTTAGGCGTATCATCGACCACAAAAGGTTGATTATTACCGCCTGTTCCATATGTTGCGGATATTGTCGGTGCAATTTCAATCGGTCCCGTAAAACGAGTATCTCTTCCGTGATTATCAAAAACAGCCGCATCCATGACACAAGGTGGATGATGTGCCTCTGCTCGAAGAGTGCAAGTGACATCTTCCGTGATATACATCCGATTACCACCCTGGTCATTTAAGATCACACTGCTTGTGCCTGGTTCTCTAATGCCGTTTTCAAAACAACCGGCAGCTC